CTATCGTCTATGAAGCTAGAAGCCCCGTCCTTTAGGACTGGGTAGTTCACGACATAATCCTCAAGAGACATATCATGTGTTTTTAAAAGATGTAGAGGTAAATACTTAAATTCACCCCCACACAATAGACATAACGTCAGCACTTACTGGAGCCGCAAGATCGGCAAAGTAAACACCCTTCTTGGAATACAAGAGAATCTTGTTCGCATTTAGGGCACTTGTTGTTACCTTTCGTTCCATCTGGAATAAACTTCTTAATAACTCTTACAACACCGTTCTTCCAAGTAGAAAGAACATCGTCTTCAAGATTAAGGGAACCAACAAGGTCAACGACATACTGAAGCGGCATACCGTGTCTAAGAACTCCTGAAATCATTTTAGCATAATTCCAATACTCCTTATCAAATGAACGAGAAAGGCCTTCTATAGTAATATTATACCCCTCTTTGTCTTCGTATTGGAAATCATATCTACTTGAACCGTTATCATTCCTTGCTTTAACAATAAATCCTTTGTCAACATTATTTGGAATAGCTGGTAATCCTTCAAGCTTTCCTGCAAAGAACTCATATGGTCTTTCATCAAGAACTCCAACAACAGCAATCCATTTTTCAAGATTGTTATTGAATCTTACAACTTCTGCCTCCACTTTCTTTGGTCTCTTAGGGGCGTGATTATCTGCAAAGAATTTTTTAGTTTCTTCTTCTTTCTTTTCGCTTGTAGAAACAAGAACTCCAGAACGAGAACCATCTCTGTATACAGTAAGTCCTTTACATCCAGATTTCCATCCAGCCTCATATACTTTAGAAACCATTTCTTCAGATACTTCATTTGGAAGGTTTACAGTTACAGATATAGAATGGTCAATATGTTTTTGAACTCTTCCTTGCATTTCTACTTTCTTTACCCAGTCAACATTATTTGAAGTAGCTCCAAAATAAGGTGACTTTTCAATAATAGCATCAATCTCTTCTTGAGTCATAGCTTTAACTTCTTCAACATTATAACCTTTAGCTTTAAGATATACTTCAAACTTATGATGAAACACTGCATATTCTTGCCAAGTATCTCCAACTTCATCAGTAAAATCTACTCTTGCATTTTTATCATTTGGATTTATCTTTCTCCTTCTCATGTAAGACACCATAAATACTGGCTCAATACCAGAAGAAGTTTGAGTAAGAATAGAAACAGAACCAGTAGGCGCTATTGTAAGAAGTGCAATATTTCTTCTACCATATTTTACAAGGTCTTTATAAAGCTTTGGGTCCTCATCTTTAATTCTAAGCATGAAAGGGTTTTTACTTTCTCTCACTGAATCCCAAATTGGAAATGCTCCTCTTTCTTTAGCCATAGTACAAGATGAAGCATATGCTGAATGCTTTAACTTCATATGAAGGTCATCAGAAAAGTCATTTGATTTCTTTGTTCCATATTTAATACCAAGAGCTGCAAGCATATCTCCTTCAGCTGTAATACCAAGACCAGTTCTCCTACCTTGTTGACATTTCTCTTTAATTTTCATCCAAAGAGTAAGTTCAACTTGTTTAATTTCTTTTGATTCTGGGTCACTCTTAATTTTCTTAATAATGTTATCAACCTTTTCCTCTTCAAGGTCAATAAGGTCATCCATAAGTCTTTGAGCAATTTTTACATGCTTATCAAATTTTTCATAATTAAAAGTAGCTTGCTTAGTAAATGGGTTTTCCACATAAGAATAAAGATTTATAGCAAGTAATCTACAAGAATCATTTGGACACAATGGAATCTCTCCACATGGATTTGTTGAAACAGTTCTAAAACCAAGGTCTGCATAACAATCTGGAATTGATTCATTAATCAAAGTATCCCAAAACAAAACTCCTGGCTCAGCTGATTTCCAAGCATTGTGAATAATTTTGTTCCAAATACTTTTAGCATCAACCATTTTTGTATGTGTTGGGTTATCTGAGCCCACTGGATATTGTAGTTGGTATTCATCTCCAATTAAAGCAGCTTTCATAAACCCATCAGTCATCTTAACAGAAACATTTGCCCCAGTAACTTTTCCTTCTGACATCTTAGCGTCAATAAAGCTTTCTGAATCTGGATGGTCTATTGATATAGATTCCATAAGCGCACCCCTTCTCCCGTCTTGAGCAACTTCCCTTGTTGAATTAGAGAATCTCTCCATAAATGGAACAACACCAGTTGATGTTAACGCACTATTCTTTACTGGAGAATTACTTGGTCTTACAAATGACAAGTCAACACCAACTCCAGCTCTTCTTTTCATAAGTTGAACTAACTCTTGGTCTAATTTTAAAATACCACCATAAGAATCAGAATCCACTTCATTACCAATTACAAAACAATTTGATATTGATACTATTTGATTATTGTTACCAATTCCAGCCATTGGACTACCTTGTGGCACCAAATACTTAAAATCTTTTATTAAATCAAATATATCTTCTTCACTAATAGGGTTTGGATGCTTTTTTTCGATTCTCGCAAACTCTTTAGCAATTCTCCTATGCATATCATCTGGAGTTTTTTCAAAAATATTACCAGCATCATCTTTCAATGCATACTTATTAGTCCATACCTCTCCCGCAAGCGTATCCCCTTTAAAGTATTCAATAGCAGCCTCAATAACTTCTTCTCTTGAATACGTTGTCTCGTTGTTTTTCATATCCTTTTTTACAGTTAGTTTTTCATTCATTTCTTTTCCTTTTTTTTCTTTTTTAAATAAAATTTTAGCCGACAATTCCTCATTCAGTATAAAAATACACTGATTAAAAGTGAGTCTCAATTTATTATCAAATAATAAACCTTTAAGTGTTACACTCTAATTTTTGAATCTTGTCTTTTGATTTAAAAGATGGAACTATAACTGATTTTCTGAAATTGGTTTTTGAACAAACCAGGCTCTCTATTTCTTCAATCAAATTTATCATAAGTTAAAATCTTTCTAATAAATAAACTACAAATTTCATAATTCAAAAATTTTATTAATTTAGTTTCTCACACTCCCCAAGACTATGGATTTTTAGCCAGTATTTTGATTATTTTGGTCTAAAAATAACGCAATTTCTTCCATTTCTGGCTCTCTTTTTTGCGGCCTATCTCTATATTCTCCTGTTTCATTTTCATCAGCAAATTCTATTAATACTTTACTCGTATTAAAAATCAACAACCTATAAATACCATCTTGTCCAAGTCTATTTTTTATGATACCAAGCATCGCTTGATTCTCTTCTTTCATTTCATCTGGTCTACCAAGCCCAAGAGCAAGGTCAACCGTTGCAATAATCCCTAAAGACTCTCCAATGTGAGCTGTTGTAATCTTCTCTTCTTGTATTGCTGAACGATTAGTTTGATGTGCTGTCCAAACTGGTATTCTATAATTGTTTGCTATATTTCTAAGACCTTCAGTAATGTCAGTAAGAGCATGTCTCTTCTCTGCATAAGAGCCAAGAGGTTTCATAAGTCCAAGATAATCTACAAATATAACATCAGGAACAAACCCTTCAATCTCAAGAGTTTTCAAGTGAGCTTTAATAGTATTTACAGTAACTCCACCCTCAAGAAATTCTTTAATTTTCAATCCACCACCAAGCTCTGCAACGTTTACTAACTGTTCTGTTATGTACTCTGGATATTCCCAAACATGCTTTAATTTAATATCATTAATACATGCATCAAATCTTTGACCAACTACTTCTTCTGATAATTCCAATGTATAATACACAGCTTTCTTTCCAGCAAGAAGAGCGGTAGCTGCACCCTTAACAAGCTGCATTGATTTACCACCTCCTGGAGGAGCAATTACAACTCCAATTTCTCCTGGAGATAACCCACCTCCAATCAACTCATCAAGACCATCCATAAATGGAATTGGTAATCTAAAATCTTTCGATAACCTTTTGTTAACATCCTTGAAGTAATCGTGCCCAGTGTCTTTTGGTTGTCCAGCCTTCAAAGCTTCTTCTATGTTTTTTTGAATTGCATCCCACTTATTGTTTTTCCAATCTGAAGCTGCCTGAAGAATTGCCTCACGCATATGTCTTTTAATGAAAAACTCAGTTGATGTTTCTTGAACCTCTTTCTTATCTTCAATATTGATTTCCTCAATCTTATCTATAAGACCAATAAGATGCTCTTTTGTAATTCCTTTCTCTCCAAATGCAACTCTATCTCGAAGTGTATCGAATCTAATTATAGTTCCTCTATCGTTATAGTATTGTATTGCATGATTTATTAATATCTTTTGATAGCCATCGAAATACTCACCATCGAGAACATCAATGATTTGTTCAGAAAAACCAGTTCTATCCTCACAAAAAACATTTATGAGTTTATTCTGGTAATGTGTTCCAAGTTCGTTTTCGCCCTCTCCCTCTTGTAAGAACGAGTTAAATGCGTTGCTATTAATTGCTGTCATAATATTATTCTCTCCTTTTGCAAATGTAGGGCTAAAATTTTAATTTTAAAAAATTATTTTAAAGATTCTTCAAATTCTTTTTCTTTCGATTTTAAATTATAGAATGCTCCAAAGAAATTTTGAAGGTTTCTGTCCCACACATGCTGTAACATTCCGTCCCGTGCAAACATCTCCATAGCTGTCTCCACACTCCTTGTTGAGTCGAGC